CGTGTCTCGCATGCCTGCGTGGCCAGGTTGTAATTCACTCCCTGGATTGCCGAGCGGGTCTCGCAGCAGCAGTTGGCCTGCTGCATCTGCATGGCATTCAGCTGCTGCATAAACGCCGCCTGCTGATTTGCACGGCTGATTTCAGCCGACATAAAGCCCTGCTGCATAGCGTTCTGCACACCGTTTACAAGCTGCGCCTGCTGGTAGAAACCATTGCACAGGCCATCGTTCACACTGTCGATTTTTCGCTCAACGTTGGCGAAATCAGAGGTCAGCACATAGCCGTCAACCCCCCCAGCGCCGTTGCCAGCACCAAAGCCGCCATTTCCACCCCAGTTACCGCCCCAGCCGCAAAATACGAACAAGAACAGAATAATAATCCACCACGCGCCGTCGCCTCCAAAACCCCAGCCATTGCCGCTGTTGGTATTCGCGGGCTGAACAGGCATTGTCATAACAGTGCCGTCCGAAGAAAGACTCATGTTGAAACTCCTTTCAAAAGTTGAATGTATTGTTCACCGTGCGCACGGTTTGAACCTATTTTAAGAATCCCTGAAATTGTTGCGCCATCGCTTGCAGCTGATTTAGCTGTTGCTGGCTCATTTTTCCAGATTGCAGCAGCTTTTGAACTTCCTGCTTCGGGTCGCCTTGAAAATTCTGTCGGAACTGCTGAAACTGCTGCATCATCTGCTGAAATTGTCCCATCGGGCCGGGCATACGCCCGCCGCCTAAAGCATTAAACAGTGGATTTGGCATTTTCGCTCTCCTTTTTCTTTGTCAGTGGTTTATCTGCCGCCAGCGCGTCAAAGCGGGCTGCCAGAGCGTCAAACTCTGCACGGGTGACAAACTCTCCGGCTTGCGCTTGCGCGGCCTGTGTGGGCTGTTTCTGTGCCGCTGTGCGTTCCGTATAATCGAAGATGCGCAACGGCTGCGGCATACCGCTGGCATCCACTGTTTTGATATAGAACGAGCTTTTCTCGCTGTCCATCAAAAGCACGCTGTTCCCCGGCGCACAAAGATACGACTTTGCCGCTTCTTCTCCCTGCACCCAAATAATGGGAGCAGTCTGCTGTGCAGTCTGTTGCTGCTGCGGATATGCCGCCTGTCGGAGCTGTGCGAGTTGATCGGGCATGGCCGACGGCATCTGCTGCCCCATTGGATAATAGTTCGGCATATAGCCGGGCTGATACGGTACGCCAAACGCCATAGTCAATCATCCTTTCTGCCAGTAGTACAGCGGCACTTCATCTCCGCTGTCCCATGTATCTAGCCAATCCCCATTCTGCACGCACACAACATGCGTAGCCATTGCCAAAATGTACGTGCCGTCCGGGTGGTCTTTTGCAAACTGCGCCACTGTGTAACAGTCCGGGCAACTGTTCGGAATTGCCGAACGGTTCCACCCGCACCGCCGAAGATAGTGGCCCCAAACATAGTTTGCAGACGGCATATCATGCAGTTCAAATCCTGCCAGCACCAGCGCCGCATATACAGCCTCCCACTCTTGATCCGTTGCGGCTGCAATGGCTCTGACAGTACAATCGCCAACGCGCTTTTGCTCTGGGTTTAGGTTGATTTGCCTGTATGCCATCTGCACTGCTCCTTTTTCCTTAATTGTACAAAAAAAGGCGGCACAACGTAGGCCAGTAAAGTGCCAACATTGTGCCGTCTTTGGGACAAAATAAAAAAAGCGCGGCCACAAAAGCAGCCGCGCCCATTAAATCAGCCTATTTTGTTTTTGATGCTGTGTACGCGCCGTTTTACCGTGCGCTCGCTGCAATTCAGTTCTGCCGCAATATCAGCATTGCGCCAGCCGCGCCGCCGAAGCTGCAAAACATCCGTTTCTTCATCGGTCAGCAAACCGCCGACAAAATCAAACTTTGGCATGTTTACTCATCCTTCTTGTTCTTGCTTTCGGTCTGTGTGCCAAAATAAAAGGCCACGACCATTGTCACAATGGTCATGACCGTGTCAGGCTGTAATTTCTCACGCAGCGCCAATGCCGCAAACACTGCAACGACAACCAGCGTCACAATGGTTTTTACCTTGATAAGCGCTGCCAGATTTTTTAAAAAATCGCCCATTGATATGCACTCCCTTTCAGCCGATCAGATGATTTTGCAAGGCTTCCTTTGCTTTCTGCATCTGGTCAATGTTGTTCCCATCCAGATTGTGGTCAAGCAGGGCCAGCAACGCCTGCATGGTCACATGCTGCCCCTCGTCCATGCGGTCAAGCCGCAGTTTGTCTTTTTTCAAAAATCCCTCCATGGCGTTCACCCGCTCTTCAAGCTTGGTAATGCGTTTGTCCTGGTCGGCTTTCGGCTTTTTTATGGCAGTGATGACTTTGCTGATGGCAACGCCCCCGGCATACAGTCCGGCGGCAGCGCCCGCCGCGTAAATTAAAAACGCCCAGGCTTCCGCAATCGTAAACGAAAATACGTGCTGCATCGGCATCACACCTCCACAAATTTAGCGTGATACGCCCTGTCGTTATCGAGGTTGTACTTTTTGGCAACCGCGTAGAACTCCATCGCCGCAGCGTTCGGCAGGACGACGTGATCCAGCCATACCTCCTGATGCGTCGGCGCGGCGGGCTTGTCCTCTTTGATGGCGGCATCGTACCGTGTCAGGTTGAACTGCTTTACGACGGCCAGCAAGCTCGACGTGTAGGTCGGGCTGGTCGCCCAGCCGTCGGCGCGGATGTACTCGCACGCCTTGTTGATGTCGGTACAGCCGACCAGATTGGAATAGCGCGGCATGGTCGTCAGCTTCTTGATGTAGTCCTCGACGCAGGCGACCATCGTATCGTAGGCGCGGAACCCCGCCGTGATGGTGATGTACTTGCTGCCGTCCCACTCCTTCGTGGCCTTGTTGTACACTCTGCCGCTCCAATTGCTGGCCTTGATGCCGAACAGGTTGTTGGCCTGTACTGCAAGCTCGCTCGTGCCGTAGGCGCTTTCAAGGCAAGCCTGCGCAATGCACAGCGACGGCAGAAGATGTGCGTTCAGGCAGCGGCTCTGGCACTTCTCGGCCATGACGGAGATGAAGTTTTCCTCATTCGTCTTGGCGGGTTCAGCGTCGGCCACGTCGCCCTTCAAGCGCTTCGTGACCTGTGCCGCAATTCCCGGGAACTTGCTCTTGAGATAGGGGCCGGGGCAGGCGGTAGCCGCGTAGAAGCAGTGCATCGTGAGCGAGCCGTTCTTGTCGCCGGTGTAGGTCAGCTCCTTGATGCCGTTGCGACGGCAAATGTCGGTGCAAAGGTCGAGCAGGGCGGCATACGCCTTGTCGCTGACGTGCCAGTCCGGTGCGCCGCTGTCGTTCGCCACCTCAATCGTAATAGCCCGGTGGTCGTTCCACGGGCTGGAACTGCACCACGACCTGTCCGCCTCGTGGCAGAACAGCCCGATACGCCCGCTGGATTCGATGGCGTAGTTTGCGCTCATCTGGCGGGAGGGCTTGCCGACAAGAGCGCCGAAAGATTCAAGCGTCATGTTGCCAGCCATGTGATGAACGGTAATCTTGCTGATTGGCTGGCTGCGGGGCCGGTTGCAGTTCGGGCTGATGGCCGTGTAAACGGCCAGTGCAGAATCACTCATTCTCGTCCTCTCCCTTCCCGTTCGACAGCTCCTCGTCCATTTCGGGCGACCGGATCATTTCATCCTTCATTGGTTTCACTCTCCTTTTCGTTGGTGTCGTTTTCTTCGTCTGTGGTATTTTCAGCGCCGTCAACCTCCGGCACATCCGGCGTCTCCGTAACCTCGTCTGCGCGCTCTCTCGCGTCCACCGCATCATAATACGCCTGCGCCAGCGTCTCCACCTCGGCAATGTCCGCCTCATCCAGCAGGCCGTTGTCGTAGTGCGTGTATGCTTTGTCAAGCCAAAATGCAACGTCACGTCCTGCTGCAATCTCTCGCTTGATGCTGCGCAGCGTCAAATCGTGCCGTGCTTTACTTTTAATCGCCATAGTGATTTCTCCTTTCATGTTTGAGATGCTACTGCATCTTCCAAATCAGTGATTCTCTTTATTGGGTCTGCGCGTCCCGTCACAGTCGCGCTGTCGGCATCGGTCAGCACGGTGTTTACTCCCGCAATCGCGGGGATGGGCTGTGCGCCTGTCGCAGTGAAGGGCACAGGCTCTGCCAGCTTGTAAGTAATTTGTACAGGCGTGCCTGCGGCGTTCTGGGCGGCAAGGTAGGCACGCCATGTATCCACGGTATATTTATCAAATAACGCACGTCCTAAATATACAGTACCATTTTTTTCGATAATTATGCAATCACCAGAATAATTCCTTTTAACGTCGAAATGTGTACATATTCCTTTCCCGTTATCTGTCGGCGATAGTAAGTTGTACACACCAATAAGTGTATCTCTAATTGCCCAACCTTCTGTCCCGTCCAGCGTCAACGTTTTCCACGTCTCCTGTCCCCCTCCCGTCACCGCGACCACCTCACCGCCATACACGGTTTCGGGCAGGGTCAGGGTGGCGGTCTGCCTGATGTATGGTTTGTAGGTGGTGGGGGCGGTGGTGCCGGGAACGATGTACGGATATACTGTCTTGTCAACCGTTGTGCCGGCAATCGTAACCATGTACCAATACATGGTTACGTCCCCAGCCAAAATCTCAAAAATACCTTTTGCCGTTAGCCACAAGTCTTTCCCATTTCTATGCACTACAAGAAAAGAGAGAATTCCTTCACCTGCATCCAGTCCGTGGTATTTTCCGGTCGGCAGATGCCAAACCGGAAACGTTTGGCTGCTTGTATTACTCGTTGCTGTGCCGGATACATGAATACCACCATCCGGAACATACTCATATGTGATTCCGTTAACTGTGAATTTATTAAATGAGTTTATATTCAGCAGATTCTCCCCGCACCGCTCCACCTTCACGCTGTCCCTGCCCTTGATGGGACGGATGTTCTCCGGTGACGGCGTTCCCGTGCCCTCCTGCACCGGTTCCCACTTCGCTTTCACCCCCAGCGGGTATCCCGCCACGGGGTAGCACACAACAGGGTTGCCGCTTTCTTCAAGCGGTGGGCAGAGCATGTCAATGATGTGCTTGCTGCTCCACGGCTTGCCACCAATCGTGCTGTCATCTGGCGTGATGTTCTTCACCTGCTGTTTCAGCTCGGCCACCGCCGCCGTGTTCGCCACCACGTTCTCCACGCTCTCGGCCAGCGTGTCCGCGCTCTGCTTGGCGTTTGCCTCGGATTTCGCCGCAGCCTCGGCGCTCTTAGCCGCCGTATCCCGGGCAGCCTCCGCGCCCTTCTGGGCGGTCTTGGCCTCGTCCCGGGCCTTCTCAGCAGCCGCCTTGGCATCTTGCGCACTTTTGGCCGCCGTTTGCGCCGCTCCCTGCGCCTTTACGGTCTCCGCTTTGGCCTCCGCAGCAGCAGTCTGGGCGTCCTGGGCAGCCTTGGCCGCGGTCTCGGCAGCTGCCTTGCTTGCCGCTGCGTCGCTGGCGCTCTGACCTGCATCATTGGCGGCAGCTGTGGCCGTGGCCGCTGCCTGCTGTGCCGCCGTGGCATTCTCTCCGGCGAGGTCTGCCGCATTGTTGGCCGCTGTCTTGGAATTCTCCGCCGCGCGGGCAGCCCGCGCAGCCTCCGCCGCCAGCGTATCCGCTGCGCTCTTACTGGCCGCCGCGGCAGCAGCCGCATTTTCCGCCGCCTGCTGCGCGGCAATCGCTTCATCCCGGGCCGACTCTGCCGCTTCTTGGGCAGCCCGCGCGGCCTCTGCATACGGCCCGGCCTTGGCAGCATTCGCCGCAGCATTCTCCGCCGCCTGCTGTGCCTTTTCGGCATCGGCCTGGGCCTTGTCTGCGTTGGCTTTAGCAGCCGCCGCATCCTCCGCTGCTGCCTCTGCGTCCGCCTTGGCCTGCAAAGCAGCTTCCAGCACCTGCGCCGCCAGCTCGGGCGTCGGCTCTGCATCCGCGCCGCCGTATACGCCCGCTTGCTCAAGGATAAGATACTCCACGTTACAACTCGCCCGCTGCACGCCGGAGGCCAGCCCGGCCAGCACAAGCACGCCATCCTTGGCCTCCTTCGTCACCTCGGGCGGCACGTCCATAGCATCCCCATCCAGCAGGGCCACGCGCAGCGGCTCTTCCCGCCCGGGGATGTGCCACGTTGCGGTGAGATTCAGCCCGTCCCACCCGGCCCCGCGCTCAATCTTGATACTCTCCGTGCCAAAGCTGGAATTAGTCCCCAGCACCAGCTTTCGCGGGGTAGGGGTGTAGTTGTCCAGCCTCAAAGTATGTACCATTATGCACCTCCCCAAAATCAGTAATAAATCAGCGTGATCTGGCGGTTCACGACGCCGTTTCCGCTCCATTCCATAGTGATGGTGTTCCCGCTGATGCGCAGGAGCCCGATCTCCGGGCTATCCCCACTTCGCGCGATGTCGCGGATGCCGACCAGCGTGCCGCCCGTAAAAGTGTAGCTCCAGGGACTCCCGCCTGTGGCCATGGTGATTGTCACCGTTTTCAACGCCTTTGCGCTCACTCTACCGCCGCCGTCGTGCTTTCCATCCGGCACCGTCACCGACTCACCCGGTGCAATCGTCGCGCCCCAGTCCCCGCGCCGCGGCACATTACCGGTGCGCAGCGTTTTGTCCTTCGCGTAAAACGTAGAGTTCGCCAGCACATCCGCTTCCGTGGCGGTGGCCTGTGCCAGCTTTCCAGCGCTCAATCCACCGCCGCCGTTAAAATCCAGCCGCGTGCCGTCAAAGGTAAACAGCACCCAGCGTCCGGTCACAACGCAGTCCCCGTCCGCCACATCCGCGCCGCAATACGCGGGCACGGCCACACCGTTGACTGCCCACGTGTCGCCCGCACTCCACGCGGCGGGGACTTTGAACCGCCCTACCGCGCCCTCGCCCGTCAGCGCATACACGCTGCCGCTCTTGCTGCACTCATATTCCTGCACGCAGATATTTAACCCGCCACCAGCCGGGTCATACTGCGCCTTTGTCATCATTGCTGTGCCACCGTGCAGTTGCGCCAGCTCGGTCTTTACCTTTTCCAGCAATGCGGAAAACTGCGCCTGCATGGTGGTAGTATCAACGCTAACCCAGTCCGTAACAAGCCCACACACATCGGGGTCAAGCTGTTCGTCCGTGATGTTATCCGCAGAAATGCTGCTTGCTGCCACTGCAACGTAAATACGCGCAAGAGAGATTTGCCGCTTTAAAGTGTTGTTTGTAAGTTCCGGGGCGGTAGGTGCATTATTTGGCGTACCTTTTAGTACTTCAATGCGCGGCTTTGACGAATAATCCACCGTGTCCCAGCTAACAACAATCCTGTCAATACGTGGCAAGACGGGGTCTGCCAACGGGATTGTCAGCTGCAACTCGATTCCAGTCTGTTCTTTTGTATCATTCCAAAAAACTGTGCCGTCCGCTTTGTCGTTCGCCAGCCAGCCCACGCCATCTGAAACGCTTACCGTCATATCGCCGTTTGCAGTAACACTTAAATTGCCATCCGCGCCAAAAACGCCGCTGGAACGCCCATGCAGCCATTTCATAACGTTTTCGGCTCCGATGTATTCATCCACGTTATTCGGGAAATTTTTGATTTCTGCCACTTTATCACCTCAAAGCCGTTAAAATCGGGTCACCAATAACCAGCTTGACGCTTGATCCGTTTGCATCCTGTGAATACTTTGCCGCCGTGATTCTTGCCTTGTACTTTACACCCAGTCGCAAAGAAACGCACCAAACCAAATCGCCAACATTGTATGCCGTGCCAAGCTCGTCACCGTTCGCGTCAATCGAAAAGCCGTTGCGGTTCAGGTGACTGCCCAACTGTAAAGCGGCGTACTGCTTTACGCGGCTTTCAAAATCCGCGTTACTTTCATCATCTTTCTGGCTGTCGCCGCTGAAACTTGCCCATAGTTCCCGTCGCTCATTGTCGCTGGCCGTGCCAGCCTTTACAACAAAGCTTGTGCCGTCCTTATATTTGGCTTCGCAGTAGCACACGTTTTTGTATTCAGAAATGTCCTTGTCAACTACAAGTCCTGGCGCTGTGCCGCGTTCTTGAACAAACAAAACTGCGGTCAGCCCCTCTGTGCGGTCAATACCTTTGTACACCTCAAACGTCTGGGTCTTGGCCCGATAGTCAAAAACAATACGGTTACCAAGGCCAGCGTCCGTCAAAACGGGAATTATCTTTTTTAAAAGTTCCTCGCCGTACACCTCTGTCGCGGGCACGGTTTCAGGCAGGCCCTTACCAGCAGCCAGCAGCACCGGCAGACCGCGCAAATTGTTGCGTACAACGTTGTAAACGTCAGTCTCCACGTTCACAACGCTGGCCGATGCTGCCACTATGCGCCGATTCAGTCGGTTGTTCAAGCTGTAGCCGTTCAGCGTGATTTCTCCGTTGTCGCTGTCAAACTGTACCTCTGCTACTTCGTAAGCTAATCTACGCTCTACGATGTACAAAACTGCGTCCAGTTCTACAATAGAGATACTGTAATCGTCCATCGGTAGAACCAACGTGAATTTTCCTACATCGTTATAATAGTCTGAAAACTCGCTGCTGATCGCGTGGGTAATTTCGTGTCGGTTGCTAAGATCATGGGAGAACAGCTCTAATCTCATATTACCGTTACACCCGCACTTTCTTCCGCAAACGAAACACTCATCTCAACGTTTTCAAGCCCACTGTCCGCAGTAGGTTTCCACGCATTATCGCCTGTGTGAATTCTGTACAGTGTGCTTTCAAGCGTAAGTGCGCCCCGGCAGTCGCCGTCCTTAGAGCTTGTGACCGTTGTCTTTCCGTGTGATGTCTTGATAACAACACGCTCATCTTCTACAAGCGTTTTTTCAAGCCGCAGCACTTCACCTGTCAGCATGTTTTCAATGCCTACATTTGTTGCCGTCTCGCCAATGCAATTGATTTCCAACCTAAACGGCACATCAAACTGACCAAAATTCTGCAAAACAATGTATTTCAGCACAATGACTTTGCCGAAATAATACGTTTTGCTGATATTCCATGGGAATTTAAAACCTTTTTGCACGCCGCGCAGCTGCATTGCCTTTCGTTCGCCGCTTTCCCAATACGGGTAGGGGGCAAGCAAACCAAGCTGAAACGGCGCACCGCGTTTTGATGCGCCAATGGTAGGCGATGCCGTTACAATAACGTCTATGTGCCAGTCTCCGGCATATAACACCCCGGTCAGGTCAGGTCGTACAACGGTCATAAGCGCGTCTTTCAGCGCTTGTGCATTGTCGCCGATAACTCTTCCATTGATGGTAATAGGCCGCGTCTGAATGGCCTTAGATTGTACCGTAGCGCCCACCTGGCCGATGCCCTGCGCCGTGTTGGCAGTGACCGAAATTGTATCAATGCCATCCGGCTTGCTGATAAGATAACCATGCGCGTAGTCAAACACGATAGACTGACCCAGCGAGTTGACGTATTTAAAAGTCTTGCTTAAAAAACTCATAACGCCCACCTCGCCCGCTGGAAATACGCCGCTGTGCTTGCTGCCAGTTCAACCGGTGTCTGCTTTGCCGCGTAAATTGTCTGATTAACTGTAAAGCTGCCCCCGCCGCTGTTGCCGCGCCGGTAAGCATCCGCTTCATCGGCAGTCAGCACCATCTCTCCGCGATGCAGGTTTGCAACGTAGTTGTTATAGGGGACATAATCCATGCCGCCTGCATGGCTACCGTCAGACCCCGTGTTGTTTTTCACATCACTTGCATTGATGACAAAAATGCTCTTGATGCCATCCCACAAGCCCTGCACAAAGCTGACAAGTCCACCCCAAGCAGCCGCAATGCCACCCTTGATGCCATTCACAGCGTTTTGGCCGACCGTAGAGAAAAAGCCGAACGCACCTTCAAAGATGCCCTGAATAGACTCCCACGCGCTCTGAAAGTCACCAGACAACACAGCGTCAATCGTAGAGAACACGCCAGTAATCAAATCAAATACAGTCTGGAAAAAGCTTACCGCAACATTCCAGATGCTTTGAATAATGATCCACGCGCCCTGAAAAAATCCGCTGATAATCGGTGCAAACGGCGCAAAGATAACCACAATTGTCTGAAAGATAGCCTGAAAGAATGCGCTTGCCCATGCCCATACAGTTTGTACAAGGCTCCATGCAGCGCTGAACGCTTCACCAATGCTCTGTATGACTGGGGTCAAATCTGTAATGACCTGTGTAACGACCTGCCCAATAACCTGCATAGCCGCTTCAACATAAGGCTGTACAAATTCCACGACTTCCTGAATCTTGGCAGAAATTGCATCCCATGCTGCATTGGCATTGTTTTTAAAACTATCAATAATGTTAGCAATATTTTCTATTGCCGTTTTTACAATATTGAAAATATCCAACAAAAAAGAGAAGTCAGAACTTTCAATTGCGCTTGTCAGCCCGGAAATAATTGCATCGCCAAAAAATGAGAACACATCCGCAACAATGGGCTGCAATTCACTTGCTACGCTGCTTAACCCGCCGAAAAGAGCCTGCAAGCCCTCTTCAATAGTCGGTTCAAGCTCCATAATCACGCCGCTAACATAAGGCGCAAGCTGTGTGACCAGTTCGCTCAAACCATCAATCAAAGTAGGAACAATTTCTTTGATGCGCGGTATAATGTTGTTCCCAGCAGTAATAACGCTGTCAACAAGGTTGTCCACCAAGGTTTGAAAGTCTTGCTCCGGGTCTGCAATTCCAGTCAAAAGATTTTCCCAAGCGCTCTTCATCGACGCTGTACTGCCTTGAATTGTAGTTGCAGCTTCCTTGCTGGTCGTTCCCATGATGCCCATGTTGGCCTGCACGACATGAATCGCTTGTACAATGTTCGCATAGGACATACTGTTGGAATCGACCGTAACACCAAGCTCTTTCTGCGTGTCCGTCATGGCAGCAGCTTCTTTGATAAGCCGCTTCATCTCAGCCTGCGTACCGCCGTAGCCGATCTTAAGATTGTCGAGCATAGTATAGTTTTGCTTCGCAAATCCGTTATATGCATCCTGTATGGACTGCATATTCGTGCCCATCTTGTTCGCGTTATCGGACATATCCGAAATTGCAGTATTTGCCATTTCAGCGGCTTTTCCTGTGTCACCGCCCAAACTTGTAACCAGAGCAGCAGCAAACGATGTTGATGTTTCCATATAATCGTTTGCGGACAGGCCAACGTTCTTGTATGCGTCTTTTGCGTAGTTCTCTATGATTCCCGCGCTATCTTTGTACAGCGTTTCCACGCCACCTACAAGCTGTTCGTAGTCTGCATAGCTGTCCAACGATGCCTTGCCGATTGACACGGCCATGTTTGCAGCGGTTTTTCCGATTTCCGTAATGCCGTTGGCTACGGTCCGCAAGCCGTCTGAGACAACATTTCCAAGCAGCGTACCGCTAAACACGTCCATCAAAGACGATGCGCCGCCTTTTGCCTTTTCGACTCCTTTTTCATAGTCGTCTGTGTTCAGGCTTAATTTGGCATAAAGGTTAAAAATGTCCACTTACTCGCTCACCTCCTGCCGTTCTTTTGTTTTTAACCCATGCCGCGCCGCAAAGTCTTTGAAATCCGCCTGCACTTGTTCCGGTGTCCGCGTATCCACTTTGGGCGGGTGGATAATGTCAATATATCTCGCTGGCCTGTCCTTTACGCCTGTTACAGCTACCGCAAGGCTCCATGCGCTGTCTGTCATGTACACCCTGTAAAGCTGTTCTTCAAAATCAGCTTTTAAAGCGTAAGGTAGCACCGACACAAGCGCCTTTGCGCTCAGTTTCGGCATTTTTAGCAGTACAGGGATTACTTGTTCTGCCCGCCACCGAGATACGATTTGAAAAAATCAACAAAACCCTTATCGTTCAGCAGGTCGGCAGCTTGCTTGCAGGTGATAAGGAAATTCTGTTTGCCGATTTCTTCCACCGTCAGGCCGTTGAACGGTGCAAGGATTGCGTACACATCCTCGCGGTGCTGTTTCAACGCAATGTTCAGCAGCTTAACGATTTTCGCAAGGCCGAAACGCTGCATTGCAATACGGGTTGTTTCGCCCTTCGGCATCGCTTTCTGCATCTCTTTCACAAGCGTTTCATCATCAATCAAATTTGTGATGGGCTGCGCGATTTGTAAAACGACTTCCAGCGCTTCGTCAGTGCTAAGTTCAGAAAAAATCCGCATCATGCCTCATCCTCTCCGGCCTTGATATACACCTCGCACGGCACAGTGTCCTGCGCGGCAATGGAGTAGTGCGCTGTGTATTCAAAACTCATCTGGCCTTTTTCCTTGTCGCCCGTCTGCAAGCTGAAACCACCGGTGGACAGCGTATTCAGCATGTGGATGGCACAGAAACCGCCATTCGTAGTGCCGTGCTTGTCGGAATAATCGCACAGCAGCCACAAATCGGTAAAGTCGCTGTCTTTCAGGTCGTTGCGCGGCGTGATTTTGGAAACCTTGGAAGTGGTCGTAACATCCGCAGCGCCAAGCATGCTTTTGGCATTTTCTGCCGATGCCGAAACATAAGTGCCACTGCACTTGACTTCCCAGGATTCAATCTGCTTCATCTCTTTCATGTTTTTTGGGCAGTTGTCGATGTCCTCGCCAAAGTCGGTAAAGCTTGGCACAGCCGTAAAGTTGATGCCGCCAGTCGTAGCGCCCAGCAGCGCACTTTCTTCCGGCGCAGTACCGGAAGTCGGGTCAAACGTAGTTGCAAGATACCCGGCGTTCAGAACCAATTCCTTGAACGCCGATTCGGGAATTCTGGTAAACTTCATATTTTCACCTCAATTTAGGCATAAAAATTCGGCGGTCACGTTGATGTACCGCCGTTTTAGGTTTTTGTCTGTGTCATCTGCCAGCGATTGGCTAAATGGTGAGCCAGGTTTTAGCCAGATAATTCCATCATCGCACGGCAAAGTCGGGTCGCCTTTTGTAAGAGCCGTCAAAAGCTCTTGCGCCTTTGCGTTTGGCACAGCTTCGGATGTGGTGTGAAACCACATATTTACTGTGATTGATACAGAATTTGCCCAAGTATCCATCACGGCGTCATAGGTCAGGTATGGGAGTACAGCGTCATCCGGCACGGCGTTGCTTGCGTAAGCTGTCATAAACCGCCCAAAAAACTGCTGTAATGCAGCGCCCTTTGTCATGTCGGCAATCCCTCCCGCAATCGTTCAGCCGTAAAGCTTTTTAGGCCGTTAAGCATCGGGGAAGCGCTTGCCGGGGCTTTCTTTTCTTCTGGTCGGCTCGTGACCCGGAAATATGCCCCGGTAGTCGAGTCCTTGTATACGCTGCCGTACTCAATGGGCACATCTTTCCGCACAATGCCGGTATATACGCTGGTCACGCCCTGCGCTTCGGCCTGCCGTGCTTCAAGGCTGCTGTCCAATGCAACGTAATTCGCAAACTCTGCGCCCTCGTTCCACTCGGTAGCATAGCCGCCCTCGCCGTCAGGCTTTGTCAGCTTGTCCATAATGATGCAGCTGTGCGAAAAATCATCAAGTAAACTCATAATGATACCTCACATCGCCATTTGGCTCTCTATCTGCAACGACGCGAGCATTGCTTGCGTTCACAAACATTTCGACGATTTTTAAGCATCCCTCAGCTGTAGATTTGTCAATGTTCATGCTGAGATTTACAGTAACATCGACGTCGAGTTTATCGGTTCTCATTACAGTTTCCTCCACTTGTTCAGCCGCGATGCAAATACACCCTGCCAGCCCGTCACAGAGCCGCCAGAATTGCCGTTTGCGCTCGATTTGGTGTAACTGTACCCGGCAAAGCTCTCACTCTGGAATGGGCTGTTTGCGGCGTTCTCGTACTGCGTGCGCCACGCCTTGATTTCTTCTTCAAGGCGCAGAAATTCGGCAGGCACGGCCATGGCCCAGATAGCCCCGTCAAAGGTCTCATCCCTAAGCGCACAGTCTCCGTACTGGTAAACGCCATCGTTCAGAACGCTGCCCACAACGCGGAAATACTGTCCGGCACGCAAAAAAGGGAGCGCAATGCTCCCGCCCTTGATGCTGAACTCGCCCAGATGGACGCCATTCTGTGTTACAAACCAGTTCCGGCACTCCCTCATCAATTCCTCAAGCATTGCACTCCCTCTTTTTTACTGTGCTGCCTTGACAGTTTTTGCGCTCCGGGTTTCTGCGGGCGTAATGGTGGCAACGGCGATGCCGTCAAGGTATTCGGCCCACAGCTTCATGCCCATAAGAGCGTACATATCGCCAGTTGCGCGGCTGTAGTCGCCGTCAACATGCACGCCAATCAGGTTGGTTTCGCCCTCGACGGTATAGTTCAGGCCCAGCTTGGCGAAATCGCTGTCGGCGGGGTCGATGTAGTACAGGTCGATGTTCTCCACAGGGACGGCAATAACCTTGTTGCGGGCGATGTACTTTGCGGGCAGCAGGAACAGAGTAGAGTAGCCCATGAAATTCTGAACATAGGTCAGGCCGAAGGCGGTCTGCGTGGTGATTTCCTTGTCGCCCAGATAGCCGTAGAAGTCCAGAATGTTGGCAAAGCCGACAACCTCGGTAACATCACGGTCCATGCTAGCGAACTTGTCCAGCACGTTGCCCTTTGCCAGAGCAAGACCCTGCTGCCAAGTGGTAGCAGCTACAGCCAGAGAGCCGGTGTTCAGGAAGGTGTAGAAGTCGCCCAGAACCTTGTTCTGCAGGGCGACAAGGAACGCCTCATCGGTCTTTTCAACGGCAACGTCTGCGCCGTACTTGGCGACAGCCTCAACGGACACGCTCTTAGCATACTTGGCAATCTCAATGTCGCCGTAGGTTTTGGGCGCAACCTTCATCTTGGTCAGCGGAATCTCATCGCCCTCGGCAACGGACGTACCGCCAGCCAGAGTGCCGTCAACAGCGGCCTCATAGGAGACCAGCTTTGTGCCGGGGGCCTTGCGGATGGGGCGCATAATGCCCATGATGGTGCGCAGCGCGTCCCAGTTCTTGCCAAAGCGGGTGACAAAGTCAACCTCGCGGGCATTGACAGTAATCTGGGCGGCGGTAGTCAGGTTAGTTTTTGCAGCCATATTTTGGCTCCTTTCTGTTAATCGTCAGATTCGTTTTGCATGAGGTTTACAAGCGCAGCCTGACGCTCTGCGGTGGACAGTACATAGCGGCCCTTATCGTCCGTCTTGTAGATGTCCTCCCGCGTCAGTGCCTTGCCGCCATCGTTGGCAGGGGGAGTAGACGTGTCTGCGCCTTTGGTGATGCTCTTGGTGATGTACTCGCCATAATCGGTCTTGAGGCTCTTTTCAAGCGCAGCAGCGTCTTTAATAGTGCCCTTGTCATCCAATTCCAGTTTGTCAAGCAGGCCATCTCCCTTTGCAAGGCGTGCAACAGAGGAAATCCGTTTTTCAGAAATGCCGATTTTTAGCAGGACGTCTGACAGAGCCTTTTCTTTGGCAGCCGTTGTTTTCTCAGCGTCAACGTTGGCCTTGTAGTCCCCAAAAGCCTTGTGCTCTGCTTCATACTTAGCCTTGTAACCGCCGTCGCCCTTCGTTTTCAGGTCGTCCAACTCCTTCTGAACGCCCGGCAGCTTTTCTGCATCGGCTTTATACCGCGTGACGTCGTCCTTCAGCGGGTCAACAACGCCCAGATGGAGCGCCACCAGCTGATTCTCAATTTCGTCAGTACAGTTTTCGCCAATAATTTTACGGATTTCAGCGCGTGTAAATTTTGCCATGGGGGTTCTCTCCTTTTCTTCGGTGGCGGTTCTTCGCCATTTGAGTTTTATTTATTCAAAACAGCAGTGCTTAGCTGTTTTTTCGTGTAAAAATAGCACCTGCCGCAAACGCGGTAGATGCTAATAAAAAGAGCCGAGAGGCTTATTTGCCTTTCAGCTCTGCTTCGATGATTCTTTTGTACTGTTCGCCGTGCTCGGCAACGGCAGGCTTGATAAAAGGCTTTGCCCGTTGGCCGTGCGTCAAATGCCAATCGCCTTTTGCGTCTTTGTACACCCACGGCGTTTGTCGGCCACCGGGATAATAAATGCCCGTGCCGCACTCCACATAAACCGCATACTCGCTGTTTGTGCCGATGTACGCGGCTTTTTCGCTGTCACTGACCATATGTGTAATGCTGTTGCGCAGGTTGCCTGTGTCGACGGGGCACAGCTTTTTGGCGTACCCCTCACCCACAAGCCCGCATTTTTCCAGCGCCCGCTGGCAAGCGGATTCCAGCGCTTCCAATACTTCATCACTGTGGTCTTCAAGTGTGATTTTCATTATTCGGTGCACCTATAAATAATTCGTAATCTCCGCCGGAAAAATGCGGGCATTTAACTTCACGGTTTTTTATTTTTTGCGGGATAGGCTCATAATATTGGCACTTATCATACTGCTTAAAATTATTACATTCTAAGCAAATCGGAATAAACTCCATTTATTTGCCCTCCGCAATTTTTTGAATGATTTCTTCAATGTTTTGCGGCAATCTTTCATCGCCAAGATGATACGCTGCCCACGCTTCTGCAAATGCTTCATCAGGTGTCTTTAAAATGTCGCACTTGCTTTCTTTTGCCCATGCACTTGATATTGATTCCCATTTTTCAGGCAATCCTCGCACATCAACAACACAATGTCCAAACTCGTGATACGCTGTCGCTCTGCCGTCAGTATTAAAAGACCAGTCATTTCCAGTTTTTGCACGATATTTTTCGTTGTTCTTTTCTTTTGCTTTTGTTACGTCATCAATCGTTTTAAATTTTTGGGTATTTAGTCCAACAAGAATACCACCGTCATAATCGGTTTTGTCGTACCCTAATTGCATTGTACGAATGCCAAACTGTCTATAATCGTATGTAACGCCCCACCATTGATCGGCTTTTCTACCTAATGGTCTGCCAGTCGCGGTAGAAATATCTTTTCCGTTTGCAATCATAGCGGGGCGGCAATCCATCGGAAGGGTATCAATCGCATTTAAAATGTTATTTACCTGCTCGATTGTCATTTTATCAAAGCGCGCGTATTTAATTCCCTTGCTTTCGGCAAGCACGATTCCGTCAGCAACAGATGCGACTTGCTTTTTAAGTGCATTTTGAATCCGCAAATCTCTACCGTTGACAGCAGTATCTTTTTTCCACCCCGCCCATTCCGCATAGGTCATATCTTCCACAAGCACAGATTTCCCCGTTTTGGGGTCTCTGGCACGTCTGCCGCCGCTGCTTGTGTCCTCGCCGTCAACATCTGCAATCTGGGTGCATCGGCAGTTATACACAAGATAACCCGGCGCTGAACTGTCTCCCGGATACATAAGCTCGTAACCGTCAACCTTAAACGGCTTGTCAATGTCTACTGTCTGGCCATCAAGCATTGCGTGTGCGTGGCGTGTTCTGCCGTCCAGCGTTGCCAGCCAGTGCTTTTTAAGCTTGATGCCCATATCTTGTGCGGCGCGGTAAGTATCTAGCCGCCCCGCGTTCTGCGCCCCTGTGACCGCCGTTCGTGCCGTTCTGATGGCGCTCGTGCGGTTCATGTCCTGCATACGGCTTTGCAGTTCGTTGGCAATTTTCGGTATGCTTTTTCCTTGCAGAATGGAGCTTGTCACGCTGGCTGTAATCTGTTGCTTGCCGTATTTCAGATCTATGCCGCGCTGCAATGCCCGCTTTGGCGGGTAGTATGGCATCAAATCCGGCTGTTCCACAATCAGGCGTTTTACGGTCTGCTCGTCCCACAGCGTAAAATCTGCTTTGTCGGAAACCTGCTCGATTTTGTAAGCGGCATAATTGCGGTTCAGGCTGTAAATGCCAGGCGTGGCGTCATTGACGTATGTTACAGCCGTTTCATTGGCGTTGGTGTATCTTTCTGCCACCTTGTCCCGCAGAGCCGTAAAACGCTTGCCGCGCCCTATCTGCGCAAGCCGCCATTGCTTATACTGCTGTTCGGTTATTTCGCCTTTTTTCAGCTTTTCTTGCATAGCAGCATCGCGCTTTTCAAACTTTTCAAAATACGTTTTCACGGTTTCGGAAAGTTCGCCCGCCGCTTGCTCGTATATTTTGGCAATGCGACGCTCCAACTCTGCAAGCCGTTCATCTGTTAGTTTGTGGGCATAATCAGGTTTTTTCACGGGTGTAAAGCTCCCATTTGCAATCAGCTGGAAGTTCCCCGGAAATTTCAAAATGGTCAAGCCGTTTCAGTTCTTTTTCCGGGATGTTGTCATCCACGTAAACCGGAGTAATGGTAAAATCCATCGGGTTTATTCCGTCAATGCGGATGGAATATTCCTTATTTTGTTCCATTCGGCTCATTTCTTGCCATAGGTGTAACGAAATCGGGATTTTTGGTTCTGTCAAGTTCCTCTGCCGCCTTTCGCCTCATCAAATCCTCGTACTGGTCTGCGTCTCCGAGGATGGTCAATAGCTTGCGCGTGATGTACTCGTCGTCGTAATATTCAGCTCCGAGTAAGACTGTCTGTGCCTCTTCCTGTTTGTTGATAATCTGGTTGCGCGTGTATGTCGGATCGTCATCAAGACCGGCAACCGCCAAAATTCCCTTGATGCAGCGCGTCACGCAGCTTTCAAACTTGTCTGTTTTCAGGTCGAGTGGCACATAACTGGCCTTGATGGCCGTTGCAGTTTGGTTTCCAGCGCTAACAGCCGCAGAATCAAATGCCTGAAAGTCCTCGTATAACTTTTTGGTTAGCATGTCAATGGTGGCTTGCGTGCCTTGGAACGGCGCTTCGATGCTCTGTGGCGTGGCCTTCGCGCCCTCGTCACCGTCAGCATGGGCAACGTGGGTAGTTTTCAGACGCTCAATGAACTGTGTATCGTCCTGCTCGTCCATGCCTCCGCAGTTTGTCAGAACCCAGAAAATCAGGTTGCCCTCGTCAACGTTGTTTACCATGTTGGAGCTTGCAAGGTCGAGCGCGTCAATGGTATTCTGTCGCCCCTGTAGCTCGCTGTGGGCCTGCTCGCCGTTTTTCAGCGGGATAATGGGAAATCCGGGATAATTCTCACCGTCATAAATTTCTGTGCCGTCTGCCTCGCTGGTGCGCAGCTTCAACTTGTAGGCGCGTTTCGGCTTGAGAATCGCCATATCATCGCTTTTTGGCTTTAGATACTCTGTGTAGCCGTCAAGCTCGTACAGCGTGGCGCGTAGCGGCTTATTGTCTGCCACCTGCCAGAAACGGATTCCGGCTTTAATGGAGCCACCTTCCTCGTCGTACAGTGGAACAAATTCCTCTGCTGCGAACACCTGCACATGGTCGAGATTCCAGAACACGAAAGACTGCCCGTCAATCAAAGCATGGCGGGCAGCGTCCATAATATCTTCATCAAACGTCGCACCAAGCGCCTTTTTTGTCTCCGGCTTCTGAAATGAAACGCCGTTGCCCAGCAAATACGAAACTTCTTGGTCTACGACCAAACCAAAGAACTTGCTTGCGATCTTGTGATTTGCCGTGTACATGTCACGGTGCGCCTTGCCCTGCATGTCGTAAATGATTTTCTCGTATTTGTTGATTGTAGGGTTTTCTCCGTGGTAATACTTGTTGGCGTTCGCTGCAAGGCGTGTGCTATGGTCGGCCTTATACTCGTTGATTGCGCCCAGTATGAAACTCATGCGGGCCTTTTCGTCCTCGCCAACCGCTACAAAATCTTGGTATGTTTTCACGTCTTCTCACCGCCTTTACACGAAAATGCTCTTGTATCTGGTTTCGGCGGTGTCTCCCGCCTTGTTCGCTGTGCTCTCCATCGCATAACGCACTGCGTCAATGTGATGGTTGTTTAAATCCGGGTAGCCTTCCAGTACTTCCCCCGTCTTGCCGTCCCGCTCGTATTCATACTCGCTGAACTCTTTTGCCGTGTCCGGGCATCGCACGGGGTCTATTACAATAGCATCAAGCATCTGCAGCCACTTTGTACCGTATACAACAGACTTTGGCCCTTTTCTGGCTGGGAATGTTTTCACACCGTACTTGTTGTAATCGGCGATGGACTTTGGCTCGGCGCTATCCGCGCAGACTTTGTCCTCACGTGTCAGCCCTTTATCCAAAAGCAGTTGCGCCGTGTCTCTGTTGCTGGTTCTGCGCCGCGTTAGCTCGTCAAAGATGTATAGCGTGCGCCGCGCTGCATCATAGTGCATCGCATTGTATGCCCACGGATCTGGATACCAGCCCCAGTCAACGCCGCGCTTGATTCTGTCGAATGTTTTCAACTGCTCGTCTGTGATTGGTTGAATTTTCAGGTTTTCGAATACCGCTGTGCCGCTTCCGACAACCTCGCCCAGATACTCATGCCGGTATGCTGTTTCGTTTGTGCGCTCCAAGTATTCGGCATCGGCCAGGAACCGCTCTCCGAGCCATTCTGCGGGCGTTGTTTTGTAGATGGAATGATGTATTAGCTTTCCATCGCGGGCTTTCAGGGCGTACCCGTTCGCCCAGTTCCGCGCCATTGCAGGGGGGTTGAAGCTCTTGAACGTGATGAACCAGTCCCCGCCGCGCAAGCAGGACTGCTCCACATTTCGGATTTGCTCCTCACCATCAAACTGGTCAAGCTCTTCAAACCAACAGATGCCGATATAACCAAACGGCACTTTAATTGACTTTACCTTGCCGGGGTCATCAACGCCTAAAAAAAGCACCTTTTGCCCAGTAGGCAAATAGGTGCATTCCATCGGGGAGACCGTGCAACGAAAATGGTCGTGCAAGCCAAGCTCATTGATTGCCCATACGATTTGCGCATAAACGCTTGTGCGCAGTGTGTTTCCGACTTTGCGGAAAACCGCCGCGTGGCATTGCGGATGCTTTAGCAGCTGCAAAATCAGCTCTATGCTGATATAGCTGGATTTTGTACTGCCGCGCCCGCCCTTTGCGACAAGCTCTTTTACATTGCCCGCCTTGATTTCGCGGTGGACTTCGGCAAAACAAGGGGAAACAATCCCGGATAGCTTACAAGTCATCTATAATTTGCACCTCGCTATCCTGCTGTTGTTCCGGCTTATCTTGCCATCCAAAATTTGCTCGCAAGCTGAACTGTGCGCCGCCGGAGCCGTCTTTGTCGTACAATCTTTCTTCGGCGTATTGTTCACAAAGGGTCTTTGCGCGCGTAATCGTGTCATTGAACTCTGGTTTGTTTTGATAATTCAAAAGCGCCTGCCTTGATGCAAAACCAAGCGCAAGCGCCAATCCTGTCACAGTAGGCGGCTTTTTATCGTCATAGATGATATAGCCGTTTTTATTTCGCATCGGTTCGCCGTTATCGTCTAAGAACGGCTTTCCTTTACAGGCTTCAAAGTAGGCATCAATCTTTTCTTGCATTGCCTTTACGCTTCTGTATTTAGGTGGTGCGCCCCCCGGATTTTTTCTTGATGCCACTTTATCACCTCGCTTTACAACACAAAAAGCCCACACAATTTGTGTAGGCTTATATCCCCCAGAACCCCTTTGCGCCGGAGGAAAAGCGCGTTCCCGCCCTACCGGTCTCTGCTATGCCGGTCTCACCCGTTGCGGTGAGCAAATCCGCAACGTAGTTCAGCAGCACTTGTATTCCGCGCGCTTACCCGCGGTCTCTGCTTTGATGTTATGGGTTCCGGCGATGCGTAACTGCGTCAGTAACGGAGTCAGCACAAGCAGATGCCGAACGGTTTTCTCGATGTCACCGTCTAAACGTCCCCGAACTTCTCCGCTTTCAAAATCGGTGTTCAATCGGGTATGCGCCCTGTCGTATAGGGCTATGCACCGTCGATCTTCCGAGGTGTCGGTTATCTATCGCGTTTCCTACGCCGGGCTTTCACCGGTGGGAGCGACCCAGCACGTGCCCTCAGCCGGACTTGAACCGGCACACCAAGGCTCTTGCCATTGAGCTACAAGGGCATGTGCGGCTTGCCGTTTGCACGACCATTGTCATCATTTGTGAGGTATACCGCGCACGCTCACACAGACAGGTTGCGACCCTGCCGTCTGGCGCGGGTGGAAGGTCTTGACCCCTCATCTTGCGGTTTTGGATACCGCAGTTCTGCATTGAACTACACCCGCATAAAGGCGCGTCAGTTGCGCGTGTTGCACTTTTTGTAGGCCAAAAGTAAAGCTCATTTTAATTAACTGTGTCCAAGTCGGTATAAATTAAAAATGAAATTCACTTTTTTAATAACTTGTGCAACAGAGGCTTGCCGCGATCTGTTGGTACTGCACATAGGTCTTGCACCTTTGCCACGCCGTAGCTTGCGGAGCGCAGCGCCCTTGCCGTATTGACTTGTCAGGCCAAGTTTGCGGCTGGCTATGCAGCAAATAAAATGCCGGTCTTTCCCGGCTGTCAGTATCGAGAATAGGAGGTTTTGCTATGAACTGTAATGTACCCTCTTTACAGTTCCCAGCATATTCATAATACCACTTGACAACGTCCCCACAGTTACCCTTTTTTCTTGTCCAAAAGCAAGAAAAATTTTCTTCTGATTTCGTAAAACTGCCGTCTGCCGCAATACACAGGCTGGTATTCGTAAGCCTTTCCCTCTGTCACGTTTTTCAAAAGAGCGCACCAGTTTAAAGGGTCTGCTTCTCTTGCCGCGTCCTCAATGATTCTGACATCTGTGCTTAACTTTAGCGCTCTGTCCGCCTTTCTAGCTGTTGGGTCTGACTTTCCGTTTCCGTGCGGCAAACCGTCATTTGAAACAGCATCAAGCCCTCTTGCACTAGCAATTTCCAACCGCATTTCAGTGTATCTTTTGCAAAAGTGCTTTAATTCAAGGTATCTTTCTTTTGAAATTCCATATTCATCTAGGTTGAGCGGTCTTTCTCTCATTTTTGCTCCTTTCTTCCAGTTTCATGCAGCGCGGAAGCGTGCAAATATCGCCATTCTTCCACTCGCATGTCGCGCAAAGATGTTTGCGGGCGTATTCATCAACTAGTTGCTGTTTTGTCATGGGTCACCTCCGGGGGTAGAAGTCATTTTAGAAGCCTCCTTATGATTCTATAACATGCAATGCCGATGCGGGTTACGACCAGCAGCGGCCAGAAAACAAGGACAATAACGTTGTCTGCGCCGTCTACGGTGTCCATTCGGTCTGTGTGGTTGATATACAGGACGGCGAGCAGGCCGCACAGGTCGTAAACACAGACTGCGGCGATAACAAGGATAATGGTCATGGGGTCACCTCCGGGGGCTCTGGAAGTGGCATCCAGTGGGTGACGAAATCATCGACTTGGAGATTTCTTGTATCATCGTCGTTATAGTGTCTTTCCTCCCACCATCCTTCAGGGATGATGTAGTCGTCGGTTTCTTCGTCGTAAGTACCCCAATAATTTATGTCGTCCCAATTCCAGATACTTTCTCCTGTATGGATAGTTCCATCCTCGTATATAGCAGTAGTGGTAACATAGCCTATAACCTTGTCATCTCTGCGTATCTCTGCATAGATAAAAACTTCTGTTTCCGTCTCCGGCGGTCTGTCTTTAACGCTTATCCATTCAGTCATCTGCGTTCACCATCATTTGCATTATGTACAGCAGAAAGTATTGCATCCTTGAACACATCTTTTAATTCAATGTTATTTTCGGCAGCTACAGGCATCATTTTTATATCTCTTGTTACATATTTCGTTTTTACAACAATCCAAATTCCGTTCAAAAGCTCAACAGAATATCCAGTAGTCATAATTCCTTCTTCACCTGTTTTAACAAAATAGCTTTTATAGCTCACCCAAGGGCTTTTATAGATTTTCATTTGTGTTCACCATCCTTTTTCCACAGAACATACAATACTTCATTCTCTTTTCGCTGGTGCGCCACTCTGTTTCGTGGCAAGCGGAGCATTCGTATTCGTGTTCTCCGCAAACATACCCACGGTCAATCCACTTTGCCGTAGGCCGCAGGGATTCGGGGTCGATTGTTGGCGCGGCATTGACTAGATCGCGTACATACATCATACAATTCTTGTATGCTTGGAATTCGTCGCCGTCGAATGCGCAGTCGTATGTGTTAAAATGTTTCAAAAGCTCATCAGCATCAATTAGCCGCATTGGTTCTTTCGGCTGGCTTGCGCCAGGAATCGGGCATCCTATTGTTGTACTCATTCTGATACCTCCTCTACATAGGACATGCTATGGCGCAGATTGAGCGATTTCGGATTTAGAATACAAGCCGGAGTAACATCATTGACGTAGCGTGCATCGTCGTTGCCAAACTGACCATTCGCGTTCACAGTGCGGACGACGTTCGCACAGTCCGCGTCAGAATCCTTATCACCGCAGTACCACGGTGTAGCAGTCCACACCCAACTGTCGTAGTGTGGAATGAACTCACGGTACTTGCGGTATTCATCACACGTGAGAATGAAAACGGGGTCTTTCACTGTTCCATAGGCGCGGTCGCCGTTGTCTGCAACAAGGTCAACGGTATGTGCCAGTAGACCTTTCCCACCAAAAACAGAGTTCGTCATATCAGATAGGATTCCCCGCACATTACTGGTGCGGTAGTTATTCCGGTTGCCTTTTTCATCGGCAAATTTATCACTTGGGCAGAATTGTATGTCTTTTGCCCACGGCGTTGCCATAATAGCCAGCACGCCGCCGTCAGGGTGGTTTGGGTCAAGGCAGACCCACTCGAAGTTTTTGAACATGAAGTGCTCGCCGGGTTGCATGGTTGTGATGTTAGTCATTGTAGGGTACCTCCGTTCTGTGATTCCACAACTCAATCGCGTCCTGTTCGTTTTTTGTGAGGACAGTTCCGATGCAACAGTAGTTGCACCGCACTGTATACCTGCCTTCATAGCTTACATATAACCCGGCTGTAGTGCATGGCCGGGGTGGGATGAAGTCTGGCTTTCATGGGTTCACTTCCTCTAATGTTAAACTTACTTTGTATGTTCCCTTTAAGACTGATACAATAGCAGCCAGCGTTTCAGCCGTGTATACGCCTTCAACCCGCTGCACAATTTTCTCGCTTTTTGCTTGGGGCTTTTCATTTTTTTGAACATCATCATGTGCCTTTTTAAAATCCATTACTGCGGGCGACAAGTTTTCGATATAATACTTGATTTTTTTACACCGGCGGCATTCGGCGTCGTATTACCATTTATCCAGTAGTACAAAGAGGCTTTATTTACCCGAATGCGTTTCGCCATTTCCTGATATGTTATGCCCTCAGCTAACATGTCATCCTTTACGTACTCTATCAAGGGCGCAATGCGTTCGTTTCGTTTCTTTTCTTTATACAAATCAATTCCCTTAAAAAGCCATTCTTTGTCTACGCCAAGCGCCTTTGCTAATGGGTCGGCCTTGTCAGCGCGGATTTTACTTCTGTTTCTGAGCGAATATGAAATATAGTCGGTGTTTGCGCCAATTTCATAGCTGATAGCGTTTCTGGTCTTCCCGCTGTTTTTGACAGCCCATTCCAGTCGCTCCCAGAAATCCGGGATGTCCGGCAGTTCCGGCTCCGGCGGCGGGGCGGGCGGCTGCTTTTCCTCCGGCTTGGGCAGACCCAGCAGCCAGCCGACGGTAACGCCCATACTGGACGCCCCTGCAATGCGGTTTGCGTTGTAGGCGCTGAGTGTCTTTGCCTTGCCGCTGCACAGCTGGCCTAAGTAGCTGCCGCTGATGCCGGTACGCTGGGAGAACTGGCTCAAATTCATAGTGCCCATCGCATACTTGACACGTCCCGCCACGCTTGGCAGGTTGGGCAAAACAAGGGTCTGGCATGGACCGTCTTTTTTGTGATTTTCCGCTTCGCTTGCAATGCGTGTTGGTGAAATTGGTGTGCGATGTGCGGCCCTGGCCTGTTCTTGCATGGATTGCTGGTACTCATAAACTTCATCTGTCATGTTGTCTCATCCTCCAATTCTTCAATAAAAATTTCGGTGCGTGGGTTGGATTTGTCGTACAGCACGCGGGAACCGTCCACGCTGGCAATGATGGCGTTGTTGTCGTCGGCAAGGATTTCGGCGGCGACAAGGGTGTCATGGGCAGCTTCCATCAAGTTCGTGAGGTCTACTTTGCGGCGTGTCGGCATATAGAATACTGTGGCGACGCGGTAGCGGCCCGACAGCGGGGCTTTTGGCTTTGGGGTTAGATACCACATGGCTTGCTGCTCGTAACGCTTATACTGTCTGCTTGGGGCGATGAACGGCTTGCCTGTTCGGTGGTTGGTAAGAATTTGCTGGGAGTTCTTTTTGGTAATAGGGGGCAGGGAGATAATGTATTTTTGGATCATGGGTTATAGTCCTCAAATTTTGGGCATGACTTAAATATGATTTTGTTATTGCACCATCGCTGGAGGCGGCGAATTTCTTTTGGCGCGTGGGGCTTATCGTATATCATTACATAGGGGTCATAACCCATATCGCGCACGGCAAAATCAAACTGCGGATAGATGGAATAATCGGGGAAGCATCGTTCGACATCCACCGGGAGATTGAAGTTTTTACTCTGGTCGAAGTGTTCTTTCCCGTCCGGGCCTAGCGTAATGCAATAGCCGGTTCCGCCCTTTATGACCTTATCGGCATTGAATGGTTCTTCCACATCTTTTGTGTAAGCATCTGAAAAAATCTTGCTCATGTACACAATGTCGTAGTGAACAAAATCGCTCCACCACCATTCAACAGTGTCTCCGTGTTGTTTGTGGTAAGAAGAAATCCGCATCAATGCAAGATTCGGAAAGTTATGACCGTCAACGTCTATCAATCCTATTTTCACGGTATCACTCTCTTCACTTTGCTGTAATACTTCTCGCTGTACCAGATGCCCGGCAGGCGATGATTTTTGGCGTAGCCTGCTGTGCGCAGGGCGGCTTCAGCGTTCCAACGCGTGGAATACAGGCGCTTTGAGTGGGCGATGTCGCCGGTAGAACGGGAATAAGTGATGATTTCATACTTTGACATTCAGCGTCAGCGCCTCTTTCTGGTTGATTTCTCCTCGCTGCATTTTCTGAAAAAACGGAGTGTCAAAGTGCAAGCATTCGTGGCAGGTGCGGGCGAACAGGACGTCAAAGGATTCGATTTTGTGCGGGAGAAATTCCTCTGCCGCCGTGCGCAGTTCGGCAACGGTAGGCGGGAATTTCAGCGTGGCGGCAAGCCTGGCCGCACCGCTTCTGGCTGCCTGCAAGGGTATGTCTTTCAGTGCAACGGCCCATGCTTTTGTCATTTCGTCAGGGTCTTTGCCGCGCATGAGATTTGCCCAGTAGTTGGTACAGGACAGAAGAAAAACGGCGGTTTCCGGTTCAGTCATCAGCGTTCACTCCTTTCGCAAGCTGCTTTAATCGCTCCATTGCGGCTGTGGTATCAGTCTGACGGGTAGCCGTGCGTGAGCTCTTCGCGCGTTCCTTCTCGGCAAGGTAGGCTTCAACGGTACAGATGCCCTGCTGCTCGCAACGGTCAAGAATCTTGGAGATATAGCTCCACCGGCGTGCATTGTTGGCGGCGGCTTCGTCGATGGCCTGACAGATAAGCGATGCCGGAAATTTCAGCAGTGCGGTACTTATCGCGTCAGCAACCGCGCGTGGAACAGAGCCACAGTTCTGCTCATAGCGCTGGATGCAGTCTGCAAAATCTGCGTTATATTGCTCGCCTTGCGCGCACGCAGCAGCAGTAGTAGCTATAGTTGCTTGTTCCTGTATTCCTGTATTCCTGTATTCCTGCTTGACTTTGCTTGACTTTGCTTGGCTTTGCTTCAAAGTGCTTGCGCTTGCTTGCGTTTGCTTGCCACCGCTTTTGCCACTGGATTGCTTTTTCTCGGTAAATTCACGGTCAAGGTCAATATCTCTTCGGATAGCGGGCCAGATGAACTTTTCACTCCCGCTGAACTCGGGCTCTACTCCTTGCGACTTATATTTCATCATCGCAAGCACCAGACGCCCCACCTCAGCGGCACTGTAAGATTCAAAATAGCTTTCGTAGCTATCCCAGAGTTTTATGTATTCCTTTGCCATGCCGTCATACCTCCATGTAGTACTCTGCGACACGGCAAAGCCGACCATAGCGGTTGCGGCGGGTGACCATGCGGGAGGCTACCGGGTAGCCTTTCCGTTTGAGGTCGGTGATGCGGGAGGCAAGGCGGCTGCATCCGAAGTCCTCGAGCGCGTCCAGCGCGGTAAGGGAATCGCCGTTTTCAAGCGCGGCGAGAATCTGGTCAAGCTGGCTCGGCTGCTTTCTTTCATTCATGGCGCGCACCTCACTAGAACGGCAGATCGCCGTCATCCTCAATGAGGGCATAGTCTGCAACGGGTTCGCCCTGCGTGCGCTGTGAGG